ATCAGAGATGTTGAGGGCAATACAATTTGGAATGAAATTAACTATCCTAATGAAACCCCAACAGTATTTGAAGTTATGGGTCGGTGACTGGGGTTGTTCCCATAACTTCAAATACTGTTGGGGTTTCATTAGGATAGTTAATTTCATTCCAAATTGTATTGCCCTCAACATCTCTGATGTTGGTAACTTTTTCTCTAGCAGTTAATTTTTCTGCAGTTCTAACCTGAATAATTTGATCGTTTAAATATTTATTTGAAAAGATTTGTTTGTCGCTAGAACGAGTAGTTGCAGAGTTGCTAATTACTCCCTTGGCGTGGCATGCAACAGTTTTGTAGTAGTTCCACTCTCTGACAATTGCGCCAGTATCTGGATCCTGAATTTCAGACTGTCTATAAACATCTAAATTCATAGACAAGACAGAGTCTACGATGCTATTCATTATATAATCTCTACTTTGGTTGTTAATACGTAATCTGCTAGAAGGTTATCTGCATAAGCATTACCAGTGCCAGTATATGCATCCCCTGTGTATTCGAAATCCCAGTCAAATGTCGATATGTTTTTTACGTATTTATTTCTCCACATTGTGTCCTTAGAGAAATAATCTTTCATTAATTCTATTGCGGCAAGCTCTACGTTATCTGGAACCTTTTCCCATCCAAATCTTCCATATACCTTATATGGAACTCCTGATTTAAATACTCCAGAATAATCATGAATGCTTGGAGGAACCATACCGTTTGCTGTGTATACAGTATTGTCTAGCATGTTGGCACGGTTTATTCTTATTCCATACCCGCTTTCGCTTACAATGGTATTGTAGTTCCAATTATTTATTTCTTCTATATTATCAATCATTAATATATCGTTTGAGTATAAGTAATAAAGTTCTGCTATTTTTGCTGGCAGCGGCAAAACATCTGACTCATGGCCATAAACAATATATACATCGTCATATAAATAAAAATTTTGACCAGTATGTTGCTCTATTTGTTTACGAGCATATTTTTCTGCAGCTAACAATTCCTTATAAGATTTATATCCTGGATCTGAAGAGTCTGTGCTAAATCCCATATCTTGAGCGTGATTAAAATCTACATATGGAGTTATTACATAAACCTCATCTTGTTTTTTTACATTAGTGCCGCCAACGTTATAGTCCCATTGTAGTCTTAGAGTTCTGTTTCTATTTGTGTACTGATAGGGAATATTTATTGAATATGTTCCTGGATTATTTTCATCTAATGATGAAGTTAATGTTGTTAGGAGGGTCGTTGGAGATATGGCTGGACTAACTGCTGGATCCATTGTAACGTCGTATAAAGCTACTGTTGGTAAAGAATCAGCATTTGCAACATCACCATTCCAAAACACTTTATGTGTAATTGGAGACTGACTATTAATTAATATCTCTGCCATTTAAGAGGCCTAGACTAGTTGTAATACTCCTGGACTTCCTTTGGAGTTGCTAATCTAAAGCCCTCCTCCTTATCAAAAATTTTCTGAGCATCAGCTTTATGCATTGCTACAAATGGGTGTTCCTTTGTAAACGTATAACCCATAATATCATACCTAAAGTTATCTCTGGTCATTCTTACTAATACTGTATCTTCTGGCTGTTCCGCCTTTGGATCGAACTTAGGCAAGACTTCTACTGACATATCTTCTTCGTCTTCTTCCATCTTCTCAATGGTCTTGTTATATACAGACCACGTTACGCCTTCTTCTGCGAGGGCGGCAATAATATCGGCTTTATTTTTTAGCCCATCGGTATCAACTGCAAAGTCTTCTGCAATCTTTTTTAGTTCTGAAACCTTCAATGTCTCAAATGACATGTAAATCTCCTATTTCTACTCTAAACAATTATAGCATTACTAAATTAAAATGAAAAGCCCCCAAAAATTAATTTAGGGGCTTTTCCAGCTGGTTAGCAATAATTAAATTATGATGCTACCTTAACGTTCTTAACAACGACCCAAGCGTCTGCCTGCTCGATTTGAACACCAACACGAGTATACATTGTGTACTCGATTGAGTCCTTACGTGGCCAGAAGAAGCGGTATACGGTTACGTCACGCTTGATACCAATAACTACGTTATTTGGGAATGTCAAGTGGATATCTCCGTGGTTTCCTGTCTCTCCTGTGTAATCGCCATCTTGTGCTTCAGGAAGTAGTGGCACTTCAACAATCGGAATACCGAATGCGAATGGTGCTACGTAACCTGCTGGACCACCTAGTGGCTGTACGCCTTGTCCACGGATTACGCTTGAAGCGATATCCTGTGGAATTGTGTTGTTTGTTCCAATGCTGTTAGCATATAGGAAGTCTTGGATTAGGTTTGAACCTGCCAAGAAGCGAAGGTCTGCACGACGTTGCTTGTACTTACGTGGAAGTGCCTTAAGAGCGCTGTTAAATACAGCACGGCTTACGGCTGCTCCTGCAGCGTCAACTACGTGACCTGATGCCTTTGCCTTCTTTACAACACCATCAAACGCCTTGTATAGGTTGTCTGATGATAGTGATGTATTTCCATTAAGGACTACATCTTCAATGTCGTTACCTGCCTGTGTTGCCATCATGCGGGCAATATGATCTTCAAGATCAGCACCTTCAATATTGTCTTCTAGAGACTCAGTTGAAAGTTCCCAATCTAGACGAAGCTTCTTTGTTGTTAGAGAGATCTTTGAGAAAGTAACTGCTGCGTTTGACGCATCGTTATCTCCTTCAGTTGCGAGCTTCATAAGTTTCTCGCCTACTGACATACGATCAATCTCAGTAGTATCTGCTCTCATTCGGACAGTACGTGCGACCTTACCGATTACGGTAGCGTCGAACATGTAGTCCAGGAAGCGAGCTGATTGTTCTGCGTTGAGAAGACCACCGTTGCCAGCTTCGCTGCCAACATGTACGCCTGCTCCACCAGTTGTTGAAGCAAAAGTGCCAGTGGCTGTTGTGCCTACTGCAATTGCTTTTTCTAATGTTTCATTGCTCATTGTATATTTTCACCTACCTTTTTAGTTAAAAATTTCATTTACGGAACCGAGGAAAGAACCGTTCCACTTTGATTTTTTGATTGTTACTTCCTGAGACCCGCCAAGGTCCGAGGACTTCTTAATTGCAGTCTCTGATTCTACTGCATCGACACGCTTTTCTACGCCATCAATCGTGCTCTTGATATTTTCTACAGCCTTTGAAAGTGCTGCATGTTGTTCTGCCAATTCTGAAATTCGGCCATCTACGCTCTTGCTAAACGTTTCAACTGTATCTTTAATAGCTGAAACCTGTGCGGCATTTGCTTCTGAAGCCTTATTCAATGTCTCTGAGAAAAATCCCTTAAGATCGCCAAGCATCTTTGCAAAATCAGGTTCATCAACCATAACTTCTGATACGTCGGCTGCTTTTTCTAGAGTTTCGGCAGGAGCGTCTTCTACTGGTGCTTCTACAACTGCTGGTGCTTCTTCAGCAACAACTGGTGCTTCTTCAACAGGAGTTTCTACTGCAGTCTCTTCGACTGCTAATGTTTCTGTATTTTCTGACACTTCATTACCTCCTTCTATGTCTGCCTGTTTTGCAATTTGTGTTTCAGGCAAGGACAATCTTGATCTTTTATGTAAATCAAGAATCTTATCTATTTCTTTTGCTTTGTTAACATCGTTTGATTCTACCCAACCGATCAATGTTGCAGGCTTACCTGTAACTGGAGAATCGTATGATGACTCTGTTGATACAAATACCGAATCGCTATCTGCACAATAAAAAATATTTTCTGCTACAACTTCTGTTGCCATTCCTTTAAATACTAGCTGACCGTTCATCTTCTGAACAGACAAGATGTTGCATAGCTCATTTGCTGGTGAGTCAACTACTGACAACTCCATCAATGAGTATTCTTTAATAAATCTAACTGGCTTACCAGTTGACTTGTTAACTTCGTTTTCTGATTCCTTAATCTTTCCGCCGATTGAGAATCCTGCTAGAGTGCCATCAAGAATCTTTTCCCAAGTATCCTGTGCGCCCTTTGAGATGTATGCGTCTACATAAACTCCATTGTAAAATTCTTTTGTTGTTGGATCATAAAATGTTTCTGGCTTAAATGAAACCATTTTGCCAACTGCATTTGATCCGTGCATCTCACGAATGTTTCCACGGAAACTTTCGAATGCTTTTAGACTTGCTTCAGCAGTAACAACATCACCAGTCTGATCAAGATTGTCTAAAGTTGCAAATCCTGAGACTGTTCTTTTTTCACGGTTGACTTTAGTGAATGGCACGGATAATGTAATATTATCGCCATGCGAAGACCAAAGTGATTTCTCAATGTTCATATGCTTAATTTTATAACGTTATTGTATATAAGGCAAATAATGGTTGAGTAGGGTCAGTCGACTTGTCTTCC